TGTATTAGATGTTGGCGAAGCAGCTATTCCACCACATTGTAACGCTGCCGTTTGAGTTCCGCATCCACCCCCTTGACCTCTAGTAACAGGTAAGTTTGTGCCACTTGCAAATGCTCCAGCTGTAATGGCGTTTGTTGATACTGTAAATTCTTCTGTAGCCGTTGGCGCACTTACTCCTCCTGCAACAACAGCAGAGTCAGGTGATCCTCCGCCACCAAATCTTCCGCCATCATATCTACCACTAGCAAGATTAGGCATTGCAGTCCATGAAGTTCCGTCCCATTTTGCACTAGTTGTAGTTGTAGTTGGTGGGGTTCCTCCTGCAACAATTGTATCTGTTTGAGGTCCATTAGACATAACCCCTGCTCTTGAAATAGGATAGTTTGTAACAGCTGTCCAGTTAGTGCCGTCATAAATTACTGCTTGATTAGATGCACTAGGAGTTTCACCTCCTACAAGAATTCCTGCTGTTTGAGTTGCACCATTACCTGTTGTGTTTCTTGTGGCTGTAGGAAACGCATTTCCTCCAGTCCATGCTTCACCATTATATTCATAAGTTGCAGTTACAAGACTGCCTGTTGCTCCCACACATGCTACACCTGCTGTTTGTGTTCCAAAACCAGCCATGTCTCTTGTAGCAGTTGGAAGAGATTCTTCATTAGTAAAAGCTGTTCCATTAAATTCTTCTGTTTCTGCACTGTTAGGTGGTCCCCATCCTCCTGCAACAACAGCTGCAGTATATGTTCCAAAACCTATTCTTTGAGTTAAGTTATCATTCATGGCAGGATTAGCTGACCAACCTGTTCCATTATATTCCTCAGTTATAGTAGAATCAGGACTACTTGCTCCTCCATAAAAACCAGCTGTTGAAGTTCCCGCTGAACCTGTTCCGTCAGCCCGGCCAGTAGTCATTGGTGAGGAACTTACCCATGCTTGACTAATAGCTAGTCCTCTAATAGATTTTGTAGTTGAATTGTACCACATTTCTCCATCAATACCTGATGAAGGATCCGATGATACTTTTTTAATTTTCTTTCCTATAATTTCTCTATAAGTTGACACTCCAACTCCTATTAATTACTCTTCAGTAACCAACCTTGAGTGTTATCCGTAAAGACTAAAGTATTTGCAGCTCTTTCTGTTGCAACAGTTAAATCTGCTGCCGATCCATTAATATTTTTACCATTTCTTGCAATGGTTAAATTATTGGTATCGAAAGTACCTGCATAATCAATAAACGAAATTTCATCTCCAATAGTTGGTGATCCTGGTAAAGTTAAAGTTATGGCTCCAGAAGTAGTATTCATAAAATACCCTGCTCCTGCTGCACCTGATACAGGAGAATCTCCTGTTACTTTAACAGCTTGCCATGATGTACCACCTGCTTCTAATTCAGCCCATGATAAAACTCCACCCGTTGTTGATTTTAAAACGTAGCCATTTCCTCCTGCTACGGCTGCCGGCCACGTAACAGTATAATCCGTGGTCGTACCTGATGCTTTCATACCTATATATTCTGATCCCGAACTATCCTGTAATCTTAACTCTTTCTGAGAACCTATATTTAAACCTGTTGATGAATTCCAAATTAAATTTGCATCTCCACCAAAGGATCCTGAATCATTAAATTGAACTTGAGTATCTGATCCTCCCGGTAGTCCACCAGCCACAATCTCTACTATATTAGGGTTACTAGCAGCCCCATCTGCATAAATAATTTTCCAGCCCTTATCTCCTGTTGCCCAAGTAACTGTGTTTCCTGAACCAGTAGCTGTTTTAAGTTGTACTGTATAAGAACCACTTGTGCTGTTTTTAAAAAAATAAAAATTTTCTACATCGTTAGGAAGAGTTACAATTTTATTTCCTGAAATTGTTTCAGGAGATTCTGCTCCTAAAATAATTACTCTGGTTGCAAGAGTTGCACCAGTAGATCCATCTGAAACAGCTAAAGCCGTGGTATTAGCACCAGCTCCACCAGCGTTTAAAGTTTGAACTTTAAATCCACCAGATATTTGTTCAAATAGTTGTAAATTTGTATTAGTCTTTGTTCCCCAAGTACCGGCATTTTCACCAGTTACCATTAATTCAACACCAAGAGGCGTATAAGATGAAGCCATAATTTTTTTCTCCTAAGCTGCGTGCGTTACATCTGTATATGATGTATTTCCACTAACGTCAACATCATTATAACTTGTATTTCCTGTAATATCAATATTTAGATATCCTAAAGGAACAGCATCTCCTACTGTAACAGTTGCTGAAACTCCTGTCAATCCTAGTACATCTGCAGGGGTAATTGAGCCTACAGAAGAAGTACAAGAAACACCAGAAATACCTAAAGCCATTCCATCTGGAACTATTGCTCCTACACTTGAAGTTGCTCCAGCACAAAGACCAGTAAGGTCTAAAACTATAGTATCATTAACTTGAAGATTTGGACCTACTGAAGCGGTTGCAGATACTCCGCTAAGTCCAATTATATCAGCAGGTAAAATTGATCCAACCGAAGTTGTTGCTACTAAAGTTGCTAAACCTTGAACATGATCAGAACCATCACTAATATTTAATTGACCTTCTGAAGCTGTGGCTGATACACCTGTAATTAATTGTGGAATATCTAATTGATCTGGAACTGATGCTGTTGCAGATACACCTGTTAATGGTACACCTATTTCAAGTGTAAGTGATCCAACACTAGATGTTGCTCCAATACCAATTAAATTTTCAATTCCTTCTTCAACACTACCCCAACCATTTTCACCCCAATCAAGAGTACCCCAACCAGGTCTAACTTCTACTGTTGGTGCACCAACTGCGGATGTAGCTGATAAACCAGAAAGAGCTACAACTGGCGCGTCACCATAAGCTTGTGATCCCCATCCAAGACGACCCCATCCTTGTACAACTATATTTGTATCTCCCCAATCAGCTTGTCCCCAATAAGAACGACCCCATCCATCAGTATTGGCTTCGCCGCCCATACCAGAGTGATTAGTACAATAATAATATAATGTTGAAGGCGCACCATTTTGAACTTGTATTTCTGTGTATGCTCCCGAATTACCAGGTGTTCCAACTGCAGTTACACCCTCAGTGTAAGGAGTTGAGTTTCCGCTGTCGCTTGAAAATCTAAGTGGGTGGTTTTCGTTACTACTATCTGATTGGTCAAACTTATAAGTAAGACCTGCTCCGATCATTACGGTGTCTTGTTGAACACCATCAATGTAGTACTTACCTCCTGCTACCGTTACGGTGAACGTTTGAGCAATGGCCATAAGGATTGCCTCCTTATGCTATACGAACTATAGCTGTTGTAGCTGCTGCGGCAGGAAATTGAATTGTAAAAGTTCCAGAAGAAACAGACTTGTCTCCTCCAAAAGCTACAGAACAAACTGCTTTGTTTGATGCGCTAGAATTATAAATTAAACATGCATTAGCAGTAAATGTTGCAGACGTCCAAGAAACGTCCCCAAAATCACACACCGCTGTTGCAGAGTCTAAGACAGGTGTTACACTTGTAATAGTTTTTCCACCAGCTGTATAACCAGTTCCAGTTATTTCTTCCGAAGTAGCATAAGCTGTTGTGCTTGCACCTAAAGTTGCATCTGAATCAAATAAAGCTAATTTAAAAGTATTTCCAGTCGAAGCTGTAAAATTGTGTGTTGCTACTAATACCTCTTGTTTGAAAGAGTTACAAATTGCTGATGTGTTAGCCATAAAATTTTCTCCTCATTATGGAGACGGTGACTTAACTGGTATTCTAACTGTACCGTCAGTGTAATCGTCTCGTCTTCGTCTTCCTAGCTGCATTCCTGCAAACTGTTGTATAGCATTTTTATACTTTTGTTCATATAATGTCAACATATCCGTTGGGCCTTTTAAGAACGCATAAGCCTCAGCCAAACAACAATACAGAAGACCTTGTGGGAAATTTAAACTAATATAGTTAGTGTTACTACCCTCTAATAACACTGGTATTTTATTATAATATACCCTAAATTTATAATTTGCATCAGGTGTTGGAGCTATATACATCCCTCCTGAAGTAGTGTCAGATAACCCCGTAGCACCACCAAACATAGCATAATATTTAGGAAAACCTGTAACTGAATTGGTAGTATCTGTCGGTGCTTGAATAGTTCCTTCGGGTCCAAATTTTCTATCTACAAACTCTGATAAGTATGTTTGGTCTTTTTTCTCTAACCAAGTTCCATTTCCTTCTGTATTAGCTGTTGAATTAAATACTTCTATTCCTCTAATAAACATACAGCCTGCCGGAGCATTAATTGTATTGTCATTTGCAGCTAATGTACCTTCTTGAACATGCCGATCAGAATCCATTGGTAGGTCCATAAAGATTCTTTGTTGAGCATTTAAAATAATATTTTCTAAAACAGCATCAGTTAATACACCGTCATCTACTTCAGTGTAGCTTCTAATCTGTGTTCTTAATCCTGATGCACTTAATCCTGACATTATAAACTCTCTATATTAAGAGGACTAATTACACAATTAAATCCTCCACCTGTTGCGCTACCACTAGCAGCACTTGGTAATGTTAATGTAAAACTATTATAATCCGTAACTGTTGTGTTAGCATCGTTAACATAACTTGTTCCAATTAAAGAAGCAACCTTAAACGACCCAAATACAGTAGCCCCTGAATCATGTGAGCTTGCTGTTGATGCAGGAGGAGTAATTCCTCTATAAGGAGCAGATTTTCCTCTTACACAACCAGTTAAATTATTGCTTGATCTACCAGTATATTCAATAACCTCGTTTTCATATAAACCTGAAACACTATTAATTTTTTTAATCATAATAAATCCAGACGTAGGAAAATTAGATCCATCAGTTAAAGTTATAGTAGTAGCGGTATCAGTAATATTACCATTTAAAGTTGTCTGTAATTTAAGTCTTGCAATTGATACACCACCTACAGGTTCTTTAATATTTGTAAATCTTAAAACATCATCAACTTGTAATGCACCAGAAGGAAACGAAACCGTTAAAGTTGTAGTTCCTGCAGTTGTAAAAGGATCTAAAGGTAAAAAATCTTGTGTACTAAATTCTGTTCTAGCAGGTCTCGCTCTTTGTAAAGCTTGTGGATCTGCACTTGTAGGTTTTGGATCTAACTGTGGTTGTTTAGGCTCGTAT